CGAGCCGAGCTGCTGCGTGACCTGGTGACCATGGTTTGGGCAGCGGGGGATGCGAGCGAAGCTCCATCCCCCTCGGCAGCCGAAGACCCGGCCCCAGATTGCCCATCTCGAAGTGGTTTGCGTTTGGGGGATTTTGCCTTGCCTGTGCCGCTGAGCGCCATGCGGGCGTGGCCGAGCGCTTCATCGGCAGACATCGCTACCCGCTTGACCGTCCGGCCCGGCTCGTCCTTCTTGGTCCCGCGCTGATGCCAGCGGACTACATGGCCATTGTCGGCAGGGGAGATTGTGACCTCGGGAGATTCATCGGAAGGATCGGAAGGAGAATCGTAATCACCCACGGCGACGGCTCCTTGACTTGGACCTACGGGAAGTGGAAACGCGATGAGGCGTTGAAACAGCAGGACCGCCGCCCGAGCGGCCAGAGGGCCGGGCACTGGGGTCGTTATATTCCTTGCGTGGGTTCTGAGGAAGGGAAGAGGAAAACTCAGCAGGAGCGTTGGCCTGGTATTTGGCGCGTGCAGTGGACAAAAGAGTTCCTCCTCAAGACGGTTCTGCATAGGAGGATAACGCGAGGGGACCGGGAAGGGTGAGGTTTGGAATAACACTGAGGCGAGAACTATCCAAGGATGTCAATGGCTTCGACCTCTTCTAGCTCCTCTTCTACCTCTTCCTCGTCGATCGATTGATCGTTTGCATCCATCGGTTCACTTGCTGCCACTTCCAACCCAGCCGCTTCCGCAGCGTCCATCCTGAGCCATCGGCCCAGGATCGTTGCTGGAGTCTCAACTGACTCCGCCTCGGTCTCACGGGTGTACTGCTCAAGATTGGTGATGATCGTGGTCGCTTCCTTGAGGTCAATCGCACCGCCCATGACCAGTGTGTCCAGGTTGTCCATCAGGTCATGCCTGAAGCCGGCGTAGGCTGCGGTCTTCGACTTCTTCCGGTTGTCGTTGAAGCGCTGGCCAATCTCACGAAACAAACGGCGCGCGTCCGCACGTTCTACCTCAGTAGGAATGAGCTTTGGAGAAATTTTGGGCTCGTCGGTCTTCGGGACTAGCTTTTTGATGGCGGCCGGGAGGGGGATGGGCTTGACCGCTTTAATCGGCTTCTCTTTCTTCTTTCCGCTTCCGGGGGGACGGCCTCGTCTGCCGGCACCGCCAACTGCGGCGCTATTGGTCGCACTGCGACCGCGCCCCCGTCCGCGAACGTCCCCTCCGTCTGGGCGCGCATCCGCGGGGAGGGCTGTCCGCTGGCCGGTGGCGCGGTCGATAGCTGCTTGAATGGTAGCGTTCCGTCGCGCAGCGTCGTCTGCGCCCGCAGCAGTCGCTGGTGCGCCGTCATTCCGTTCTGACGTTGATTGAAGAGTTGGTCCTGTCGCTCCTCGGTCAGGACGGTGTGGCGCGAACGCCCTGGTTCCGGGGAAACCCGTGGCTGGTTCTCGGAAAGTGGCTCGGAGGTTGCGGGTCCTTGGGGCTGCAGCCACGGGAGGATGGCTATCTCCAGATATGCCTTGAACGACGCCGCTGCCTCCGGAGTCGGAAAGGAAATCGATAAGAGATTGTTCTGTTGCTCGATCATTGGTCATTCTCTTTAAACCTTCGGGGCAAATTCGCCGTATAAGTCGATAGCCGCCTTACGACGTACTTCCACTGCCTCTTCCCGAGTAGTATAGTACCCAAGAAAAATTTGACGGCCCTCAAAGCTAATACGTGCCCGCCACTTATTGATCCGAACAAAGAGAGACACGCCAGTAAAGCCACTAGGATTATCCACGCGCAACCGCTGATTCTTGTTATTTTGGGCTTTCGTTGCGATCCGCAAATTACTACGCCGATTATTAAGAGTCGCGTAGTCCCTATGGTCGCATATCCTACCGTCGAACTTACGCGGCAATCCCAGAATCTCTCGATGCATCCAAATGGCCCTTGGCATATCACGCATACAGCGGGGAGTACCTCGACCTGCGTAATAAGACTTCGTGTACGTGTTGTAATTGGCATGCCACTTCCACTGCATCAGCCAATCATAGTCCGCAGCATCGACGATGGTCCACTGGCCTTGAGTAAGCGGGATAAGGCGATAAAGGGAGCTAAGGTTCTCTGCGTCCGCGTTGATTTCGTCTTGCTCATTGCGAGAAATGTGCGCAGAGTCTTCATCGAAAATGTATTCTTGTTTTTGGGGTGTCATGCTCGCTCCTTGACAGCGGGTAGGATTCGTCCGGGGTGGCAACCCCTGGCGCCCCTTCAGTATACTCTCAAATCCACTCAAGACGTAATGCTTTCTGTTTTTTCTTGCTGTATATTTCCAGTTTACGCAGGTGGTCGTTGCCAGTGGTGATGAGAGTCCCCATGCCGGTCACGCTGGGATCCTTGAGCCAGGTTGGCATCTGCCCGCGCTGCGAAGAGAGTCCTGCGGTTTCGAGTTCTTCTTTCGTCATCATCACGTTGCGAGATACTTTCGGCTGACAGGAAGTTGGATGGTACTGCTCCTTCGCGATCCACGCGAGTAAAACGCTCATTAAAATGTCATCGTGCCCGACAGATACGTTCCATCGCCAACCTATTTCCATCTTCGCTTTTTTCATCTGCGACACCAAAGTTTTATCCTTCGGCACGACCTCTTTGCGATGAAGCGCTGTGCGGTACAAATTAAACATCATCCTGCGATAACGATCAGAAGTTTCAAAGCCAAAAGCACTTCCCGCTTTCGATTTATCCATCTTGTCGTCGCGGCCCTTCCAGAGATACTGGTTAGGGTAGTAGATGCGATCACGCAGCTCACGCATCGTGATGTAACCGATGTTGTTCAACTCGACGTTGAGCATAGCTGAGTTGAAATAGAAGCCGAGAGCCGCAGCGATGGACGAGAGTTCTTCAGGAGACACACGGGCCGCATATATCGCTGCGACGTTCCCGGTCTCAGCGTTGATGCAACCGAGCGCGGCGTAGTCGCCGGGAGCCATCGTCGACTCTTCACCGCGCGCCGAATCTACACCTATGAAGTAATGGTGCTTGGGCTGAGGTGTCTCATACAAACAAAGTGGGCCATCGATGGACTTACGCAGCACACCGTGCTTATTGTCCGGAGTCAGATCGCAGTGCCCGCGCCACGGAATTTTCACAACTGAATTTTCAGCAAACTGCATCTCTTCAATCGTGAAAGCGGGGTTGCCAGTAGCTACAAAAGCCTCGGTCGGGTCTGCCGGAAATTCCGCTCGCCAGCGCTCAACAATTCCTTCGCACCGTGTTGAGAGGGTCTCACGAAACCAGGCCATCTGCGACTTAGTAAGTTTGACTTTCTTCCCTGTCTTCCAATGCCTGATGTCGTTCATCAGATGCCGCTCGTACTCGTCGCGCGGAGCATCGAGTGCAAACTCTTCCGGCAACTGATACGCTGGATCATCCCACCAGGGCAGGAAGATCGGTAGGAACTCATTGTCGCCCGCAACCGCAGCTTCCCACGCTTGGTAGTAGGCCTCTCCCGGCCTCTCCATTCCATTTGCCGTACTCTCGATCATACACACGTTGTTAGGGTCTTTACTGAGTGTGTTCATGAGCGAAGTGAACACACCTTCGTAGGGATAAAATCCGGCCTCCGTGAGATGAAGGAAGCTCGATGTCAGCCCACGCTGACCATGAACTGTTGCTGCTGTGTGATGTGTGAACTGCGAATCTGGTCCATCGGAGTGAGGCCATATGAGAGTCTTCTTCGTTGGCTTCTGCGCCCCTGGATAAATCTCCTTGCAGTCCTCACGGAACCCACAAGCCATCGCAAAATTTGCTGCAGCCACTTCAGCGTTTTGCGCAATACATCGCGCAAGCGCTCCTGGATGCGCGATGCAATGTGCTTGACCGATACCCGTAGCAAGAGTAGAGAGCCCCACACGACGCCCCTTCAAAAAGATCATGAACAGTCGGCGGCGTCGAGCAAGATGCTCATCAGCCAATTGAAAAACTTCCTTCTGCTGCTGGCGAAGTGTGAATGGAATGAACGTCCCCTCATCACGGTCGCGGATATTCAACTTCGCGAAGAACCGTTCGACATGGGCGAGACGCAGCGGCAAAATGGATATCCTTACTTAGCTACAGCAATTTCTCCGTGAAACTTGAGCGCCGCTGCGTTGTAAATCTCACGACCTTCTTCCGCCGTGTCGCACGTTCCCAAATCGTAACTGACGCCTTTGTACATTATCTTCACTTGAAATCTACCGCTGTACACGCCACCCTTCTTTATCGGAAAGACACCTTTTACTCCCGTTTCACTATCGCAGTGCGCAGGCGACACTGCTAAGTTTTGGTAATTAGTGACGGCAAGCAAATTCTCGTCTCTGTTGTCTAGAGTGTTTCCGCTGAGGTGATGCCCTACTCGTTTATCTGACCTGTCCAAGCCGAGGATTTGACGCGCCATAGGTATGTTGTATTTCTCCCCGCCGACGTTGTACCGATACGCGTAGTATTTCTTACGAAGAAGTGTGGCACACCATTTGTACTTCTGCAACTCTTCAACCCGGTAAGGCTTGACCGTAGCTACTTTACCCTGCGTCAACGGAATGTAACCTATACCGTCGATGATCCACCCTTTACGAATATCCAGGCAACCGCAAGATTTGTACGCACTACGAAGCAGATCGAATCTCTTCAGAGACTGTACCTCTCTACACACGCATCGGCACATCCACATAGGACTTGTACCGGAGTACCGATCAAAGCTCAGCACCGTCCATGAATCGAAAACTTGCCCGACCATATCTAACTTCGGGTATGCTGGAACTGGGGTCATAAGTCGCTCCTTCAAGCGATGAGGTCTTGGCCAGGTGCTCATACACCGTGACCCCACTATTATACCCCAAAAATCCCTCCTACAGCGCGTGTTCGCAAGTTGATTCAAGTTCTTTGTAAACGCGCAGCATCTCGATCACGTCGCCGCCCGCGATGGCCTGCTCACCCTTTTTGATATCCTCTTGAAGCATGATCTTGCCGAACGCGCCTGATGGCCCGATCTCATCGTAGCGAGGAATGATCTCGTCGCGAATGAAATTGCACTTGGTCTGAATACCTTCGATCAGGTTCATTACTGCACCTTCCGAATCAAAGGCGCATGCAAATCGGTTATAATCCGTGAAACCTGCTCCTCAGCCTTCCCCTCATTCGCCGCCCTCTCATCCAAAATCCGAATCGCGTCCTGCAGATCTTCGCGCGTCGCCTTCTCCAGCCCGCCAGGAATCAATAGAACAGGATTCGCGTACTGAGAGAAGCCGACTCCCTGCTGTGTCATCTCCAGGAACGTCGACATCGCTTCTGGCGACTTAACGATCAGCAGATCGTTCGGGTCGAGTTCGAGCTTCTCGACAGACTCACGCAGAATTTGTTCGTACTTTTTGCTCACCGAATTTCGCCTTCTTCCTGTCCGTCAAAACGCAGCTTGTCTCGCTGATCCTTCGGCAACATTGTCCTGCGGTTTCTTTCACGCACACAAATTGGACCGCAGAAGCGATAAGGAACCGGCACGCCAGTATCGGGATCCATGTCGCTCCCGATCATGATCCACTGGGTCTTGCGCACCTCTTCGAGCGTCTTTCCGCAGCCGGTGCAACGCTCTTTGTTTCCGTCGTCCATCCGCTGCTGCAAGGTCTCAGCCGCGAGATCACACTGCTTGCGCATGCGCGCGAGCATCTCCAGGCCCGAAGAGACATCTAGCTTTCGAAAATAATTCCTGACTTCCAGTTCCTTCGCTTCAAGCGACAGCCACGCAGCCGTCACGGTCGCAGCCGCGGCAGAATGCGCCGAGCGTGGATTGACGACCACAGGATCCGGAGCTTCCAGATCGTCAATAATCAACGCTCCCGAAGCCTCAGCCTCGGCACGCTGTGCTTGGAGAGGGGAAGGGTGCTGGTGGTTGGGGGCGACGGGCGTTGGCTGACCGGTACGGACTGCTGCAAGTTTGCTCAAGATGGTTATCCTTTCGGTTCTGATTCGGTTAGTACATCTCCTGCTCACGCTGCTTCGATTCTTCCGGCGTCAACGGCGCTCTGACGTCGCCGTAGAGGTGGAGCATCAATTCGCTCCCGTGCGCGACCCTTGACCAGTAAGCTTCCTCGGTTCGGAACTCTTCGCGCGACGCAATGTGGTCGTCCATCTGCGGCGCCAGCTTCCCGTTGATCGCCATCTGGATATGCACATTTCCGTTGCCGAGGTCTTCGTAGCGGACCAGCTCGTACTTGCCGTCCTTGCTGCGGCGCGCATCGGAGTCCCAGCCGATCGACGCCTGCGCCGTGGGCCCTGAAAACCTGGGCTGACGAATCGGAGGTGGAGCATTCAGCAGCCCGCCCGAGGCGGCAAGCGACCGGCGAACCTCGCGCCGGTAAAACTGATCCGTCATCACCCGCACCGAGAGCTTACGGTTGACGTCTTTGCAAGCCTGGCACCCGAACACATAGGCGTTGTCCCGATACTGAAGGAAGTTCATGCGCCTCGGGAGGCCCTGTGGGTGCTGCGGATTGTCGCAATTGGGCAGCGCGTGATCTGGGATGGTGGCCATTCGTTATCCTTGGTTTGCAACTTTATCCTACAGCAACTTACCGAACCTTCAACGACCGGTCCCAACTTTTGATCTGGCCCTGGCCCAGGCAGACCGGGCAGGCCCCCTGGAACCCGGATTCGCCGACGATCTGCCCGCCGCCGCCGCAGCGGCCGCATGGCCTGCCCGTCGTCGCCAGATTGCGCGGCTCACGCTTGCGCGGGCCGGGCTTGGCAGGAGCTTCAGCCTCGACCTCAACCGGGTCCGCTCCAGCCTGCACTGCCTGCTGCCGCTGGAACCGCTGGTCCTCAGCCACGCGCGCGGCATCAGCTTCAGCCTGCGCAGCTTCTTCCAGCAGCCGCTCCATCTCAGCCTCAGCCAGCTCCGGCGCAGGCGGCGCAGCGGCATCCTGGTAGATGCGGGGGGCGCGCTTGGCCGCCTGCTTCGGAGCAGCAGGGACAGCAACTGGATCGCTCGGTCCAGGCGTAGGGGAGGGAGATTCGCCCATGGCGGCCTCGCCTACGACACCTGCTTCGAGGTCTGCCGCGAACTGGTCCTGGATGTCAGGGGCAGGAGCGGCTGAGGGAGCAGTTTTAAATACTCCGGGCTGGGCCTTTTTCAAATTATCGATCGCCGCGCTTACTGCTACGTTCGTTCCCGCCCCGTTCCGCTTCATCACCCGCATTTCTCCGTCGGTAATGACCGTGATTTTATGAGCGCTGGCAGCAAGAGGCAGAATTGCCTGGGACATGGCCTTGCCGATCGGCCCGGTCGAGTTGATGATGAAGTCCCCGTCATCGATCACAACGGAAATTGCTGCTTTGACGGATTCGATATCGCTCACTTAGGTCCTCTCTTCAAATACTCTTGCAGTCGCCGGTCTACTTCCTCGTCCGAAGTCCCGGAGATTTCGAAGCCCGGTGCCTGCTCGCCGGCCTCGCCATGGCTTACTCTGCCAGCGATCTCGACACCTGTGGCATCCCGGTCGAGATCGCGCAACTCGTCAGTAAGAAGACGCCCGTCCTCAGCAACATCGAGAATCTGAAACTCATTGTCAGTGCGGTACCAGTTTTGTTCAGCCAAAGCACGGTCCTCTTGCTTGCGCGTGCCGGTCGCGAATGCACCGGGCTTTCCATCTTTGCCCGCGTTGGCCCAAAGAACTCTGTCAACCTGCTTTCCTTGGGGATCGAAGTAGTGAACGCTGCCGTTGTCATCGAAGCGAGTTTCGAGAGGAGCGTTGTTCTCATCAACTGGGGATGGAAGTCCTTCGCGTT